CACCATGCCGTAACCTTGTGCAAACCCGTCAGCAAATGACATAAATCCCCCTAGTTAAACAATCCGCACAAACCGGCAATCGCCGCCGCCGCACCTATGCCAAGGCCGATCGGCCCTAACGCCCCAAGTTCAGGCATTGAAGCCATCAAGCCAGTTTCACCAGCCGCTTCGCCTCCAGTTGCCAATGCGCCTTCCCCCAATGCCTCGCCTCCTGCCACGGTTGCATCGGGCGCAAGCGATGCCAGTTCCGGTGTCAATGATTCTGTTGCCGCCGCTGTACCGGATGCGCCCAATGCGCCAGTACCGGAAGAACCAATCACCCCCATTCCTGCACCTGACAAACCAGAACCGCTGCCTGACAAGCCACCAACTGTGCCGGACAGGCTTGTTGCAGGTGCGCCGCTTGCCAAGGTGGACATTTCCGGTGTTATTGAAGAAACTGCGGCGGCGTTTCCAGGCGCACCTAACGAAGCCGCTTTTCCAGCTCCTGAAAGGTAACTGGAAATCTGCGGGTAGGCCGCTATGCCCAACGCGCCCAGTGAACCCGCCATCTGCCCTTGCGCCTGTGCTTTTGCCGAGCGGTTAGCCATCGTCATATTAGCCCGTGCCGCCTGTAGCTGGTTGGCAAGCTGTGTTGCCTGATCGCTGGCATTCAGCGCACCTTCTAAGTTTAGCCGTCCTGTCTCAAGCAAATTGTTCATTATTTTTGCCCCACTGTCGCCGCTGCGCCCAATCCGCCGCTCATCACGGCATTCTTAAGGTCTTGGTCGGCCTGTACGGTTGAATTGTTGGCGTTCGCATTGCTCGCCGCGTTTGAAATGCCCGTGTTGGTTGCCAAGGCTTGGCTTTGCAATGCGTTCATGCCTTGCCCAAAACGTGACAAGTCGCGTGACTGCTGCCCCGCCGCGCTGGCATAGGCATTGTTCACGCCCGTCTGTGCGTTTTTAAGGCTTTGCGGCAAGAATGTAGTTTGCAATCCCGTTCCCATCTGGCTGATAAGATTGTTTTCCTGAGGCTCGAAACGGTTCTGGTAGTCCTGCCATTGGTTGTTGATCAGGTCGGCATTGGCGTTTGAAGCCACCGTGTCAATGGAAGAGGGTATCTGGCTAGGTGCTGAACTGCCCATCACGCCCCCGCATTTTGGTTGATGTATTTATTGGTGAGCGCCGCCATGCCCATCCCCGCAACCGTTCCGGGTATGGCAAGATTGTTCTGCTGCTGCTCAAAGGCATTTCCGGCGTTTTGTTGCTGCCCCGTCACTGACTGTTGGGCAACCGAACTTAGGCCTTGTATCGCCCCTGTAGACTGTCCTTGCCCCATCGCCACAATGCCTTGTTCACCTTGCAGCATCCGGTTAGTCACGCCTTGGTTGGCGGTGTTGGTGGCGTTCGCCTCGCTTGCGGCTTCCGGCAAATAATCGCCCATGCCAAGCCGTTGCCCACCCATAGACGCGCCCACATTGCCTGTTTGCGGCCCATTGGCTTGCTTAAGCGTGGTCGCTGCCATACCAGCCGCCGTGTCATGGTTGCCTTGGCTGTCCATGTTGGCGACTTGGTTCATCCATTGGTTTTCCAGCGGGACATACTTTTGCTGGTAATACTGCCACTTTTGGTTGGCGACATTTGCCAATGCGCGTTGTTGCGGGTTGTCTTGGTTGACAATCTGGGAGCCTCCGCCACCGCCGCCATAAAACTTGACGGGCAATAACAGGCAAAAAGGCCATAGGTTCTTAACCTTCATACGGGTTTCCTTACGCCCTCTCGGCGTTAGTCTTAGTTTACGGCGTAAACTCAGTGCTTGCCTTGTAAACCCTGAGTTTACCGGGCAAACTAATATTTACTTAAGTATCATGGTTTACCTTGATACCCCTTTCTTCCATACGTTTTTTGATGGATTCCAATCGGTGTTCAAGTTGCCTGACATGAGAATCGCTATAATGCATGTTCAACAAATATGCCTCTTCAACCGTGACAGTTCCCTTACAAAGCAAACCATTTAATATTTTTGTCCTTTCCAACTCGGCAACCGCCTTGTTAAGTTCGCTTTGCCATTCAAACGGCGTTTTTTTGTCGTCCATGTGTTTTTGATAATTTTCAAATGCGTTGTCACCACTTATAATAGAGCTGCTTCCCATAATTACCTGCCTAAATTGCAATTTTATATTCGCTGACGCATTGCCAGCCGTTTTTCTTGGCGACGCGCCTGAACCCCTCACGGGGCGATCGGAAAACTATCGAGGTGGCATGGATGGATTTTGCAATCAGGGCAATATCCTCGCGGTACGTTTCCAAGCCGTCATCCGCCATACTGTAACATAGCCAGACAAAAAGCTCCTTAGCCAATGTGTAAGGGTTTTCCTGTGGTTGAACAACGACAAAGCCATCTTTGCATGTATAGCAGAATGCCCTGCCCATCAGGCATTGCGCGTAAACGTCCTCGGGCTTCCAGTCCATGCCCAAACCCTGTATCTCTTCCACAAACGGCTTTATGGCATCCCATACTTGCCGAATGTCACACAACTCAAAACGCCCGAATGTCATACCGCCCCTATGCAACGCCACTTGCTTGTCACGCCATTATATAAAAAACTGGCCGTCAGCTTGTTGGTGGAAACAGTGGTTGTCGGCAATGCCACCGTGCTTGCCTCAAATGCGCTACCCCATGTGATTGCCCGTGCCGCCGTACCCGTTATTTCAATCAACAACGCATCGCCTTCATTGGGTGTTCCCGTCATGGTGAACCCGGTTATTGCAACCGCCAATCCCCTAATTTGGAATATGTCACAATTGTCAGTGTTGACGGAAGGCGTAGCCGTTGACGCAACCTGTATCACACGCCTTGTGTTGCGTTTGTTTGTGAATGTTATTGCTGAACTGGCATAACTTGACAGTTGGCTTGCTACATAAGTCAAAGTGGCATAACTTGACAGTTGGCTTGCCACATAAGAAACGCTGGCAAATCCTTGGGCGGCAACAAATGCGGAAACAGCAGACCACGAAGGGAACAAGGACATGCTTGAGCTATCATCTTGATTGTTGCTTTTGTTTGCCGTGTTTTCAGGCGTGTAACCCAGTGCATTTAATATCATTAGGTTGGTTATGATATTGTTCACAGATTCCGATGTCATCTGTGTGAATGAATTGACACCCTCGCGCACCGCCGACAAAAAGTTCTTTAATATCGGGTCGCTAACATTGGGTACTGACGGCACTTTCCTTGTCATGACAACTCCCCAACACTGTTGGCAATGGATATTGAATCAACGGAACTCGTGCCTGACAACTGCACATAAAATTCCTTGGCACGGTAGCCGGAAGGCAGCCTAAAAACATTGTTGTCGCTTATCGCCGCACTGAACACCGGGTATCCGTCGGCCCATAACTGCAATGTCACCGCCCCGCTGGCATAGATACGCCCACAAGCCGGGCATATGGGCATAGGCACACGGACAGGCTTGCTCTTCCATGTGAACATCATTGCATTGCCGGTCTCCCAGCTCCAAATAATGCCGGTGCTGTCCAGCAAATACAGCGTGTCGGTTGACAGATCATTGTAGCCGCCAACAATCGTAGGCAAACCGCTTAATGTCGTCAGCACCGGGGGGCTTTTGCGCATGTCAAACATGAACCCGTTTGCGCCGGAAAACCCAACATAAACGCCTTCATAGTAAAACCCGTACAAGGCCGCCGGAGGGAACGCCGCTTGCCATTGCGGTAAGGTATAAAAATCCAAGGTGGCGACATCAATTTGCGCCTGCTGTATGGCAATCAGACCGTCCGGTGAAGCCGCCATAACATAGCCGCCCATGTCCACACAGCTTTTGCGGAACGGTACGGATTGTGCGCTGTCAATCTTGATTGCCGTCAGCAAGTCAGGTGATGTGCCGGTGACAAGGTAAGGGTTTCCCTGTGTGAACACCACAATAGAATCCGTTGTGACCGCCAATGCCGTTATCAGGAACGGAAACGCAAGCTCATTGTTGGGATTCCATGCATGGGGCATGAACAGTTCGCTGACACACAAGGTGTTGCCGTAATAACCGACAAAAAACCCGCTGCCCGTTGACTTTAGGCCAATCATTGCGGCGGGCGGCGCAAACCAGTTGTTTGATGGCAATGTTTCGCCCAATGCAGTGTCGGAAATGCTGTCGGCATACGACAACGTGCCTATGGCAACATCGGCAACAAACTCAAACGTGGTGCTGTTAGTTCCTTGTGCGGTGCGGTAAATTCGCCTTAAACCTGTGCTAAGGTTGTAATTGATGAGCGTTTCCGTACTGAAACCCAGCGTCACGGTTTGCCCGTTTTGTACGGAAATGACAGCCACCGGGGTTTTCATGGGCGGCCCTTCCTCGCCCAACGGCGACACATAAGTGAATGTGTAAAACCGCTCATAGGCCGTTCCTGTGCCAGTGCCGGAAACAACCGCGCTGGCTATTTTCCCGTCCGAAGGTTGCGGTATGCCCAGCCTGTAGCCATTTGGTGTTCCATTCCCCGACGGCCTTCCCGTAAACGTGTATTCAGGATAGCCCTTTGAAGGGTCGGTGTAATAAACCCTGCCATACAAATCAGCCGGGACAGGGCCCATTGCAACATCGACATTAGGCGAATCCCAATACAACCAAGGTGGTGATGAATATTTGTAAATGGTGGAAGGCACATAGCCCAATGTGCCGGATGGGGAAGCCGCCACCTGGGTCAAACCGTTCAATGGCCTGATAGAACCACGGTCAACACGTAGGTTTTGCGCCACGGTGGCCATATTGGTGTCCAGCAGCGGCGGGTTGACTTTAGGGGCTATGCCGCCAAACTGGCCTATGCTGATGCTCATTGCATTGCCTTGTCATTGTTGGCATTGGTGTCTCCGCTGAACTTTCCGCCAATCGCCTGCATGAACATCTGGTAATGCGCTTGGCTGCGCTGCGCTTGGTTGGCGCTGTCTGAATCTTTGGCAAATGCACGGTACAACACATAATCCAGCAACGCATTGCGGTAATACGGCATTATTGTTATCTTTTCGCCTATTGCACAATTGGTTATCTGTTGTGGTATCTGCGCGTATATTATTTCAATGTATTGCGGGTAATTGGGTTGTGGTGGCCAAACATAAAATGCCGAGTTGTTGTCCACTGCATCATACATTACATGGACAACCGATCCGGATGGGACATCGCTAGTCCATGACGGATAAAACCTGTCCATTGTTTTTCTGTCTATTTGCCTTATTGCCGCGCCCGGTGTCTTTCCGTCTACTCCCATATTGCGGACAAACTCGACAATGCGGATAGAGTCCTCCGGGGATGATTGCAGGCTGCCCGCAACCAATTGTATTTGTTGTGTGTTGGCATTTGAATTGACAACCTGTGTTGCCACCTCAAGTTGTCCGGCATTAAGCCACGACAACAGTTCACTTTGTGTCCAGCGTGAAAATGCGACATCATTCAAAAGCACCGACGCATCGTTAATTATTGATACGGCATCCGTCCGGTAGGACGGTTCTATCGTTATTGAAAAATCATAAAAATAACCGTCCGAACTGTACCCGTCAACAGAATAATTGAGCATGGCTGGGCCTATGTTTTTTGTCAGTCAAAAGGCATCACATGGTCACCAAGGCGCGGTAAATGGCGTCTGTCATGATAACGCCGCCCGTATTGGGGTCGGGATGGATGCCGTCGCTGTAATACCAAGGGCAGTAGGCATTGGTGAAGGCATAGGCCGAGGCGTTGTTGTTGGGTAGCCCAAAATAGCCTTGCATGTCGATGAACGAGTAACCGTTGTCCGTTGCGATTTTACGCATGACTTGGGCAAAAGCCGTCATAGGGTAAGCGTTGGTGTTGCGTTGGTTTTCCGCCGGGGAAATCAGCAGGATGTCACACTCCGGCAATACCGAACGTATATTGGCTATGATGGTTTGCAGGTACACGCCATATTGCATGGGGCTGTAGCCGTTGATCTGCTCGTTTCCGCCAAACAGCAGGGTGACAACATCAGGGTTAAGGGCTTGCAGGTTTGCCGCCCATGCCGCTTGTGTGACATTGGCCCATTGTTGGGTATATGAGCCGCCCCCGGCTATTTTATGCAGCCTGACGCCATTGGCCGAGCTTTGCAGGTCTATCCCTGCCAGTGTGACTGTGCCGGACACCACTTTAATGCGTAAGGTGTTGGCAGTTCCGGGTATGCCGCTCAGTGTAATATGCCCCGCGCCCACTGTGCTTAGGGAGATGTTGCCGCCATAGGTTGACCCATCGTTCCATGACACGGCAATAACGCCCGTGCCGTTGCCCGAATAGTACAGGATGGCGGCTGTCTGGTTTGCCGGGAATCCCAAACGCACATAGTCATTTGCAGTTGAGCTGGCAATAGTGGACAAGGATGGCGCGTTGCCGCTGGCGTTGTTGTATGAACACACCCATGAACCGATGATTTGAAACAGGGATATGCCGCCCGTTAGCCCCCATGACGCGCCCAGATCGCATGTTGAACCGCCGCCCGAATATATCGGCTGGTTGCCTGTCGTCCACGGGGCGGAATTGTATGGGGTTTGGAAGCCGAAACCGAACCATCCCATACCTGCGTTGCCGTATGATCCCCAAAGCTTGCCCAACAAGGGGCTAGTCCAAATGGCTGCCCATTGGGTGTAGGAGTCGCCAATACAGGCTATCACCAGTTGTGATGTGGTGGTGATGCTTGATGTGTTGGTGTAACTGGCAAGCCCCAATGCAATGCGTTGTAGTTTAAGCCGAACGGCCCTTAAGTAACACAAACCGAACTTGTTATCTATCGGCTGAGAGGTGTAAAAGTTGCTGCCTAAGTCCATAACGCCGCCGCTTGATAGCGATTCAGACCCGATTATATTGTTCAGGCTGCCAACGCCAAGGTAACGCGCACCCAGTGTGTTTGCGTCGTATTCGTTAGAGCCAACAAGGTTTGCGACACAAGAGCCGTCAAGGTAGAGGCCATAACCTGTGTTGGCGGTGAACACGTTGTTTTCCACTACATTGTTTTGGCCTTGCAAAAACAGGCCGTGGCAACCGTTCTGCGCACCTTGCAGGATGTTGTTGGTGAACACGTTATGGTTAGCCAACAAGCCGGCACCGATATTGCCCGTGCCGCCGCTGGTGCAGTTGCTTAGCCCTATGTTGCCGTCAATGGTGTTGTAACCGGATTGGTTGTCAACGGTGATGCCTTCCAAGCCGTTGCTTATCAGGATATTGGAGGTGATGCGGCAATAACGCGCTTCTGACATCAGCAAACCGACCGCGCCATTGTTGTGCGAATTGACTTTGTTGACACTGCATCCCGTCAGCCAATTGCTGGATGACGCGCCCCATAGCCCAAGACCTTGACCGCCGCTTTTGCGTGTCTCAAAATTCCTGAATGAGCAGTAGTTGCCCCAACACGCTATGTTTGCCCCGTTGCTTGGCGACAAATTTGCGCCGTCAAACACGCCATTGCCTGAAATGGCCCAGTAGTTGTTGGAGATGTACAGCATGGTGGCGAATGTGCCGGTTTGCGTGACCACCGCGCCTTCCTGCACGTCAACATGAACATAGTCCTTGGTGCTGGTTATCTGTGATTCCCATAACCATGTACCGGGAGGTATGATGATCTTTCCACCCGTACTGCCTAGGGCCGTCATGGCCTTGTTGAACGCCGCCGCCGCACCGGACACGCCGGACACTGCGCCAAAATCTGTGATGCTGACCGTTTCCCCTAGCTTTCCCGCCACGGTGCGGGACACTGCGCCTATGCCCGTTTGGATGAATCCTATCAGGCTTGCGCCTGCGGATGCGGCTAAGTTGACCAAGCTGGTGCCGGTGCTGGCTGCTATCAGCACTGCATTGCCGTTAGTGTCAAAGCTGATTGTTTGCCCCGCCGTTGGGGGTGTGGGCAGGTTGGGGGAGCCGGTTGAGCCAATGGGCATTTGCAGCGCAAGCCCCACACTGACCGCCAATTGCTTGACCTGCATGGTAAGCCAGTCGAGCGCGTTGGTGATCTGCGAGCCGCCCGCGCTGGTCAATACGAGGCTTTGTGCATAGGCTATTTGTGTGGTCACATAAATGACGGTGGTGCTTGGCGCCACCCATAGCATGGTTATCGTGCCGCCCGGCGTGGTGGCTTGGTTGGTGTTGATGGTGGCGGTGTAGTCCGCCCCGTTGACCAAGGTGCTGACCACACCGCCCTTGTTGGAGATAACGAGCAAGTCAGCCGTTTCAAAGATACGGAAGGTGAACGGTATGATTAACGCGCTTGAGCCGTTGCCGTAGAACGGCCCGGCAAGCTGCGGGGTGCTGGCTACTGTCATGGTTGGCCTATGAGTTTGGCTATGAAGGTTGCCAGTCCGGTAAGCATTGCGCCTATGACGATGCCCGCCGCCGAGATGAAGCCCTTTTGGCTGTTAAGCGTGGCTTGGATGCCGTCCAGCTTGGCTTCTATGTTGTCAAAATGTTTTTCGGTTTCGTTACGGTGGATGGATAACATGCTGTCCATGTTGTCCATGCGTTGCTCAAGTTTGGCAATCCTGCAATCTGAATCTGGCATGTCATTCAATCCCGCAATTGTGGGCCACGAAATGCCAACATTCGTTGGCATAGATGGCTAGTTGGTCGGCCCGGTAGAGTTGGCCTTTAAGAAATCCATCAAGCTTTTCTGGAAATCCGGGGCTTGTGGCTTGTCCAGCAGGTGCTTGGGTGGTTGCACCTTTTGGCAGGGGGCTTGCACAACTTGCCCCACTGGCCGGGAGCAGCCGTGCAGCAGCAAGCTTAGCGTGATAGTGTTGATGGCAAAGCCACGGGAAGCTTCGAGCTGTGCATTGGTGTCCTGTGCGTGTTGTGTTGCCGCCGCAATGTTGGCATGTGCCAAGGCGAGCTGTGATGCCGCCGTTTGGTTTTGCAGGATGACGGCCTGTTTTAGTGATTCATAACGGGTGCTGTCCATCTGGTGCGTGATGAACGCACCAGAACCGAACCCGCTCGCTAATATGGCAAGCCATAGGTAAATCATTTGTTGCCCGCATAGCCCACGTTGAAGGCTATCAGGTTTATGATTTTGTGCAGTTTTGCCCATAGGCCCGGTGCATTGGGGGGCGGCAAACGCGAGGCCAAGGCGGTGATGCCATAGGCCACCATTGCCAGTTTTGGCAATAGGGCCTGTGCCGCGTCAATCAGTGCGCCCAACGTGTTGAGCGCGTCAGTGGCCTCGGCCATCATGGCACACCCCCTTCATCGGCGGCAGAGGTCTCCACCTCGGCGGCCAAATTCTTCCGAACCGTCGCCGGCCTG